ACAAACACCCACAGCAACGATTGGTGTTCGTGGTACAGACTTCTCAATGACAGTAGATGAACTCGGTGGGTCTACTATCATTCTATTGCCATCGTGTGATACAAACGGAAACTGTTTCGTTGGTGAGATTGATGTCACCTCTGATGCAGGACAAGTCATACTCAATCAGGCATTTCAAGCTACAGTAGTAACAACTGTTGCATCTGCACCGATGAAACCTGTGATACTAGACCTAGATGAAGATATGATTAATAATCTACTCATTGTATCTAAACCAAAAGAGATATCAGAAGCACAAACAGCAGAATACTTCCAAGAAGTTGCTGATATGTTAGACGTTGACTTTCTACAGTTTGATGACTTAGAAGTAGACCATCTAGAAGAAGATGAGTCTGCTTGGGCAACGGGCCTAGACGTAGACTTTCTAGAACAAAACTTCTTGGTTGACTTACTCAAGGTCATCAACGCCCAACTTGCTAAAACTTTAGGTGATAAAATATCAGAGAAAGAAACAGCTCGAGTAGGTTCGGGCGATCCATCTAAAGTTAAAACGGGTAAAGACCCAATCACAGGTATTCTTGTGATAGACGATGACCCAATGTGGATATGGGAAAGAGAAGCTGCATCGGGTAATAGAATACAACTGGTATTAGATAAAGAGTATGGTTATCTTATCAATGTATTGCAGGGTGATTATGAAATAATAGATTACGAACTAGGAGGATCAGAAAATGCGATTGTTATTATTCAGTCTGAGTAGTTTATTCATATTTCCAATTTATGCTAATGACTTGGACCTTACCATTACGAATAGTGATGGTACAGAAATAACAATGACACAAGATGGTGAAGATAATGAGATAGACTTGACTATGAATAGTATGAATGGTGGTATCATGCAGTTTACACAAACTGGCGATGATAATACTATTGGTGTAGTAGTTGATGGTAGAACAAGTAACGGTAGTTCAATCACCGTTACACAAACAGGAGACAACAAAAGTTATAACGCAAACTTGTATTGCGCCCATGCTTATTGTTCATTGACAGTGAATCAATAAAGAGGACAAAATGAAAATATTATCAAACTGGATGATGGGATTCGTGACACTTGCAGTGATTACATTCATAGGTTTACAAGACCCATTTGTAAAAGAAACATTACGACTGAAAAGTTTTGACTTACTTGCTCAGTATGAAGAACAAGAGTTATCGCCAGACATTGGCATACTCACAATAGACGAGGCATCAATAGAGAAATACGGACAGTATCCGTGGAACCGTGAAGTGCTTGCCGATATTATCTACAGGCTCAGACAGGCCGAAGTTGGTATCATTGTGATGCCGATACTATTCTCCGAACCAGACCGACTAGGTGGTGACGAGATGTTTATGATTTCGTTACATCAAATGGGTGTGGTGATAGCTCAAGTCGGAACAAACCAAACACACAAGAATGCTGTACCAAGAGGCGTTGCTAAGATAGGTGACCCACTGCCTTGGTTGTATGAATGGAACGGTATGTTAGGTCCGATACCAGAACTTGGTGATACAGCAGACGGTGTTGGTGTTATCAATACAGCACCAGAGATAGACGGTGTGGTCAGACGATTGCCACTGATAATGAGAGTCGGTGAAGAAACATATCCTGCTATGGCAATAGAAACTATTCGTGTTGCTACAGGCAATCCAAGTTATCAAATCAAAGCGGGTGATGCTGGTGTCATAGCAGTTCGTGTGCCAGGTTATCCTACCATCAACACAGACCAACACGCCAGAATATGGTTACGATGGAATAATACTTTCCAATCTGTATCTGCTTCATCAGATGATTACTCACAACTAAAAGGTAAGACAGTGGTAGTTGGTATCACCGCCGAGGGTCTTGGTAGTATCATTGCCACACCAGTAGGGGAACAATACGATTGGGCCCTATCCGCATCTGCCCTACAAACAGTTATCAACGGCACAGCACCGAAACGATATGACATAAGTTTAATCTTAGAGTTAATGATATCAGTATTAGTTGGACTTATCATTGTAGTCCTTACAAGATTTACACCATACTGGGCAGTCGGTGGTATGATGATACTATTCTATTCAGGTAGTGCGTTTGCCACTTACTGGTTGTTTAGTAGACATTTGATACTTGCTGATGTTAGTTGGATTATTATTACAACAACTATAGTTGGTATGCATAGTATCTTCAACAGATTTATTTTGGAGTTTAAAGAGAAACAGAAAATCAAGAAACAGTTTGCTGGGTACTGCTCACCTACTGTTGTTCGTATGTTACAGGAAAATCCAGAACTAATCAAACAGGGTATGAAACGAAACATTTCTATTTGTTTCTCTGACCTTCGTGGGTTTACTCCACTGGGTGAATCGTTTGGTGATGATGTACAAGGACTCACTAAACTAATGAATGGTTACATGGATGCGATTACCCAACCAGTGTTAGATGCTGACGGTATGATTATCAAATACATTGGTGATGCTTCTATGCACGTTCACAATGCTCCAAACGATGATCCAAACCATCCACATTCTGCTGTACAAACTGGACTGAATATGTTAGATGCAGTAACAAAGTTCAACGAGAAGATCACGGCAGAAGGTAGACCACCTATTGGTATGGGTGCTGGTATTAATACTGGGTTGGGTTATCTTGGTGAGATGGGTAGTTCTAGTAGACACTCCTATGATGTTCTAGGTGACTCAGTATCAACTGCGGCTAGAATAGAAAGTAAATGTAAAGAGTATGGTTGTCTATTGCTTGTGGGTGAAACTACATACGATGCAACCAAAGATGACTTTATGTATCTAAAAGTAGATGAACTCGCAGTCAAAGGTAAGAGTGTGGGCATCCGTATCTATACAGTTCTATGTGATATGAATCATGCCATGCACAATACAAACTGGCCTGCTATGGAACAACAACACGAAAAGATGCATGGGTATTATAAACAACAGAACTTTGGTATGGCTATTAGATTATGTGAATCTTTAAAAAAGGAGTTTAATGGACAAATGGAAAAGTATTACGAAATGTGGATTGAACGATGTGAGTATATGAAAACTCAAGACCTCCCCGAAGATTGGGATGGGATATTCGTGGCGACGACCAAATGAGCACGCCACCACTTATGCAAGTATTGTATTTTACAATCGGGTTTGCTATAGCAGCCGTGTTAGTTTTTATGTTGGGTTGTACACCATCAAGTAGTGATAGTGGTGTGTATAAAGAACCAGAAATAATTTTACTACCAGAACCTGAACCAGAACCTAAAATGTGTTGTATGGCTTTAACACCATCGTGTGAGGCTTGTCAAGAAGGACTCGATGTTGAGGATTGGTTGATAAAGACTTGTGGTAAAGGTGCTACCGATGCGGAGTATGCTGGATGGGATGATGGTCCAGTCTGGTTGTGCCAGATGGCATTTATAGATTAATATTAGTCCCTTGACATAGTTGCCTATGTGTGTTAGGCTTATTAAAGATGATACACATAGACATAAATTATATACATCTTATTTCTCATAAACTGGAGTTTTTTAAGAAACTTCGGGACTACTTGTATACTTGTAGATGTCCTTACTGCGGCGATTCGCAGAAGATGAAGAATAAGACCAGAGGTTACTTTTACCGTAAAAGTGAGCAAATGAATTTCTTTTGCCACAACTGCGGCAAGAGTACGACTGCCGGTAAGGTTATTGAAACTGTTGATTCGGATGCTTATAAAGAATATGTAAAAGAAAAGTTTGTAGGCACCAGTGAAGTAGAATATAAATTTGAAGAACCGAAGTTTGAGAAGAAAGATCCCAAACTAAAGGATCTAATCCCTATAAATAAACTATCAGCAGATCATCCGGCTCGCCAGGTATTAGTCAATCGACAGATACCAAAAGAACATTATGACAAATTCTTTCTGTGTCATAAGTTTTGCTCTTGGGCAGAGATAAGTAGTAATCAGGATCATCCAAGATTAGTGATACCCTTTTATGATGAGGATGAAAATATATTTGCTGCCCAAGGCAGAGCATTCGGTAAAGAACAACCTAAGTATTTAACAGTAAAATTCGATGACAAACCAAAGATATTTGGTTTAGAAAGAGTTGACTGGTCAAAAAGAGTTTATGTGGTCGAAGGGCCCATAGACAGTTTGTTTCTTTCCAATGCACTGGCAGTAGCAGGTGCCGATTTTATTCATCTACCTTTTGAGAAGGAAGATATAACAATTGTCTTGGACAATGAACCAAGATCGAAGGAAATAGTAAAGAGAATGACTCAACTGGCTGACAATAATTATTCGCTCGTGATCTGGCCAGATACTATAGTTCAAAAAGATATCAATGATATGACTCTTGCAGGTGTAAGAGACATTCAAAAAATAATAGACGAAAACACATTTACCGGGCTCGAGCTTCGTATGAAGCTTGCTTCCTGGAAAAAGATTTAAGGAGAAAATAATGAGCTTACCCAGCAGCTATCAGCAGTATATTCATTTGTCCCGTTATGCGAGATTTGATTACAATTTAAATAGACGAGAGAATTGGGACGAAACAGTCGATAGATACTTTGTATTTTTTAAAGAACACTTGCGAGATATGCATGACTTTAATTTAACAGACAACACCATCGCACCTGTAAAGGCAGCGGTAAAGGACTTGAAAGTAATGCCAAGTATGCGTTGTCTTATGACTGCTGGTGAGGCTCTAAAGAGGGAGAATGTTTCGGGTTACAACTGCTCATACATTGCTGTTGATACACTTCGAGCATTTGATGAAATGTTATATGTTTTAATGAATGGTACAGGTGTGGGTTTCAGTGTAGAACGCCAGTATGTAACAGAGTTGCCCGTAATCAATGATGAGTTTCACGATACAGATACCGTCATTGTTGTGTCAGATAGTAAACTGGGTTGGGCAAAGGCACTAAGAGAACTAATCTTTTTGCTGGCGGCTGGGCAAGTTCCACAATGGAATCTATCCCGTGTTCGTTCTGCCGGAGCACCACTAAAAACATTTGGTGGTCGTGCGTCAGGCCCACAACCTTTAGAAGATTTATTTAGATTCTGTATTGAAGTATTCAGAAATGCTGCAGGCCGTAAACTAACATCATTAGAGGCCCACGACATCTGTTGTAAGATCGCTGAGGTTGTCGTTGTTGGCGGAGTCCGTCGTAGTGCCCTTATCTCACTATCAAATCTCAGTGACGACCGTATGAGACACGCTAAGGCGGGTCGCTGGTGGGAGTCTAGTGTACAACGGGCACTTGCTAATAACTCTGCTTGTTACACCGAGAAACCTGATATGGGCATCTTCATGGAGGAATGGAAATCATTGTATGAGTCCAAGTCTGGCGAAAGAGGTATCTTCAACAGAGAGGCAGCAAAGAAACAATCTGCTAAGAATGGTAGACGAGACCCCGACTATGACTTTGGTACTAACCCATGTTCGGAAATTATCCTGAGAGACCGTGAGTTCTGTAACCTTTCGGAAGTTGTAGTGCGAGAAGATGACACAGAAGAAACACTACTAGAGAAAGTTCGAGTTGCCACTATCATCGGCACTTGGCAGTCAACACTAACTAACTTCCGTTATCTCAACCGTAAGTGGGGAGAGAACTGTGAAGAAGAACGACTGCTCGGTGTATCTATGACAGGCATTATGGATAACGAGTTGACTAACGGAAAGAAAGGTGATCTACCAGAACTACTAAAGAAACTAAAACAAGAGGCAGTAAACACAAATGCCAAGTGGGCAAAGAAGTTGGGCATTCCACAGTCTGCTGCTATAACTTGCGTTAAGCCATCGGGTACGGTAAGTCAGCTAACAGATAGTGCCAGTGGTATTCATGCTCGACATAATCCATATTACATTCGTACAGTTCGTGCTGATAAGAAAGATCCATTGGCACAGATGATGTTTGATACTGGATTTCCTGTTGAAGATGATGTGACCAAACCAGAACATACATATGTGTTCTCGTTTCCAATGAAAGGTCCTGCTAAAGGTGTTTATCGAAAAGAGATGTCTGCTGTAGAACAGTTAGAGATTTGGAAAGTGTATCAAGAAAGTTGGTGTGAACATAAACCATCTGTCACTGTGTCAGTCAAAGAACATGAATGGATGAATGTTGGTTCGTGGGTCTATGATAACTTTGATATGATGTCCGGTGTATCGTTTCTACCTATGTCGGATCATACATATAGACAGGCACCTTATCAAGATTGTACCAAACAAGAGTATTTGGACTTACAGAAGAAGATGCCTGAAGTTGATTGGTCTAAACTCAGTGAGTATGAAAATGCTGATATGACTTCTGGGTCTCAAGAGTTGGCGTGTGCTGCTGGTGCTTGCGAGATTGTAGACATAACATCGACACCCGTGAGTGCATAATAATGGAAGATAAACGCGAGTGGTTTGCCTGTGACGAATGTGATGGCGAGTTTGCTGTTGAAACTGATTGTTCTTCTAAAATAAGTTACTGCATTTTTTGTGGCGAACCACTTGACATTGAGGTTTGGAATGATGATGAAGGAGTTTTTGAGGAAAGTGTATGACAGAAAAGTGGCATGGTGGTAAGGGTAGTACACCTAGACCTATAAGTAATAAGAAACAGTTTGATACGAACTGGGATAAAATATTTGGAAAACTAGATTATGAAAACGCAGTCAGCGAAAGCGAAGGGCAGGAGACTCCAACAGTGGATGAGAGACCTGCTCGTGGAAAAGTTGGAGATACACCCGGAAGATATTGAGTCTAGACCTATGGGTTCGGGTGGGGAAGACCTTATTATGGCTCGTGCTGCCCGTGAGAAATTTCCATATTCGATTGAATGTAAGAATCAAGAGAGTGGCAATGTGTGGAAAGCCTATGAACAAGCTGGAGCTAACTCTGGCAACTACACACCAATAGTAGTGATGAAAAAGAACAACCACAAACCGTTGGTTGTAATAGACGCAGTTGAATTTGTTAATATAATGGAGAATGTGAATGGCAAAAAAAATATATGAACCTGATACCCAAACACCAATAGATGCCGATCTATATAAGAACGGTACTTTTTTGTTTATGAATGATGTAGATGAGATGACCTGTAAGGATGCGATTGAGTTTATTCTAAAACAGAATATGGAAAGAAAGAAGAAACCATATCTCAAACTAATGATTTGTAGTAATGGTGGTGATGTACCTGCGGCGTTTGCTCTGATAGATATAATGAAATCATCTAAGATTCCTATTCATACTATTGGGTTGGGGGTAATTGCATCGTGTGGTCTAATGATGTTCATTGCGGGAGAACCAGGTCATCGTGTTCTCACACCAAACACCTCTATTCTATCCCACCAGTACAGTTGGATGTCGTGGGGTAAAGAACACGAATTGTTTGCCCAAGTAAAAGAGTTTGAATTATCTACTACAAGAATGATAGAACACTATAAGAAGTGTACTGGGCTAGATGAAGAAAAGATAAGGCAACACTTATTGCCACCAGAAGATATTTGGTTGTCTGCTAAAGAGGCAAAAAAATTAAATCTCTGTGATAGTGTCAAGAATATTTATTGATAAATAGTATCAAGGAGAATACTAATATGGCCAGATATCTAAAAACTATGCGTGATGCAATGCTTGAAGTTTCTGTAAAAGAAAAGGAACTTTTGGGTATAACGGAGAAGTTAGAAGTCTCTGCTGGTTTAGGTGCTTGGATTGACGATTTCAAAAAGTCAGATGCGCCACAGTTCAAAGGCAAGTCCGATGAAGAAAGGAAGAATATGGCCATAGCAGCATTTGCTGGTGCTGGTGGTAAATTAAAAGAAGGTGTCGATGTTGATGAGGCAAACTTACCCCCACATCTTGCTAAGTTCTTTGACAAGAAAGGTAATCCAAAACCAGAAGTTGCAAAACGTATGTCTAATGCTGCAAAGGCTAAGAAGGCGGTAGTCAAAGATGTGACACCAAAGGGTTATGGACCCAAAGAAGATTTAGATGTTATCCATAATGAAGCTCTAAAAGAAAATGAATCTGTGTTAGAGTCAATAGAATGGAAAGTTAAACTAAAAGGTCTGCCAATGTTTTATGTACCAGCGAAAAATGCAGGCGAAGTTCGTTCTATGTTAAGACGACAAATTAAAAAACCAGATGATATCATTTCTATTGAAAGGTCTACCAAAACGGCTAAGAAGAAAGATTTTAGAGATAGGGCATCAGAAAAATAAACTCTTGACAAAAGAGTAGGAGTGTTGTACCATGTACTTTTTATCAGCGTTAGTAAATTTAACATTAGCAGGTGCAGTACCCACACACGGATGGATACAAGATAATATTTCTTACGAAACTCAAGAGGAATGCCAATCAGATATACAGGATAGGTTTATGGAAGTACATTATTCGGTTCATCAATGGTTTCATGGTTTAGGTAGTATTGACCAGATTGCTTGCATAACACATGAAGAATTTAAAAAACTAAACTTAGAACTCGGACATAAAAAACCAAGCCAAAACAATATATAATTGGAGTTATATTATGGGTGTTAATAGAAAACACAGACATGAAAATTTTGATTCTCTATTTCGTAGATTTAAAAAGAATGTAGAGAAAAAAGATATCATTAATGAAGTGAGAAAGCGCGAACACTTTGTAAAGCCTAGTATCAAAAGAAAACTAGCAAAAGAGTTTGCGACAAAGAACGAGAGGAAGAGGCAAGAGGATCAACACGTAAAGCGTATTCCTGTGTAAAGATGATTATTGAGTTGTACCTATACGATAAATTTGATAAAACTGCATTGAAAATTTTAAAGCTTTTAGATAAAGTAAATTTAAGATTCTCTGTAGAAACTTTCTCTAAGGATTTATCCGTAGAAGAGATATCAAAACAAACCGGCGAGACAGTCAGGAGACTTCCTTTAGTTTTTATTGACGGCCGCCAAATTGGTAGGTACTACGATCTAGTAGAACTCTTAACCTCTAAGGGTTATATAAACTATCAAGGTGAAGTATGTCAGACCAAAAAGTAGATACGATGGCCAAGGCTCGAGCAGCCAAAAAACCACCGGCATATAAAAATGTACATGAAGATGTCAAAGCCCTTCCAGATGATAATTATCTCAGTCTAAAAAATGTTAAAGAGTGGGAGAAACATAACAAAGATAGAGTTAAAGAACTCAAATATCTGTTAAGAAAAAACAGAGAAAAAAACAAAGAAAGAAATGTTATGGAAAGAGAACTCAACAACCGCGAGGGTTATCTTAAGAATTTAGCAACATATCTTGACACCGCAGTATGGTTAGATTTATTCTACGGACAAGACCAAGAACACCTAATGTCTTGGAAAACTATTGCTCACGCCTACGACGAAGATGGTTATAGAAAAACACAAGAATCCCTTGACTTCTGTGAAGATGTCGAGTATACTGGATAGTATGAAGGTTAAAGCCTCTATAGTTAAACGGTATAACAGTACACTTGTAATGTTCAATTGTTGGTTCGATTCCATCTAGAGGCTCCATTTATCGCGGGTATCGTATAATGATATTACCTTAGGTTACCAACCTAATGACGAAGGTTTGATTCCTTCTACCCGCTCCAGTTTTTATTATGAGAAGTTTATGAGTATATTAGTTGATTTTAATCAAATAGCAATCGGTAGTGTGATGGTTTCTTTACATAGAGGTGAAGAACTATCTCCTAGTTTAGTTCAACATATTATACTAAACCAACTAAGAAACTATCGTTCAAAATTTCACGAAGAATATGGTGAACTTGTAATTTGTTGTGACAGTAAACATTACTGGCGCCGTGATTATTTTCCTAACTATAAGATTAATCGTAAGAAAGAACGAACTGCTACTGGCCTTGATTGGAATAATATTTTTGATTGTATACATAAAGTTCGTGATGATCTTGAGAATGTTTTTCCATACAAACTAGTAAATGTTTATGGTGCAGAAGCTGATGATATTATTGCTACACTTACCAAGACTGTAAAGACTGCCGGCAAACATCTAATACTATCATCAGATAAGGACTTTATTCAACTACACGATCTCAATGTAGACCAGTTTAGTCCAGTTACTAAGAAGTTGATAAATGGTAAAGATCCAAAAACATACTTGAAGGAACATATTCTCAAAGGTGACCGCAGTGATGGTGTGCCCAATGTGCTATCTGATGATGATACATTTGTAGAAGATAAGAGACAGAAACCTTTGAGAAAAACAGTAATCGGTACAATAATGGAAGCGATGAAAGACCATGAGGTAATTGATTTATATAATCTTGCTAAGTGCCCAAGAGACACTTGGATTCGCAACTACCAAAGAAATGAAACCCTGATAGATTTAAACTTCATTCCAGACGAACTTAAAACCGAGATAAATATGGCATACGATAAAGCAAAAGTGGGAGAACGATCCCAGTTGCTAAACTATTTTATAGAAAATAGACTAACACAATTGATAGATAATGTAGGAGATTTTTGAGATGCAAGAAACATACACACCCCTTTACAGTGAGATTTGTACCAAGGTAAATAACGCTAAAGATAAACCCAAGAAGATTGCTGTGCTTCGCAAGTACCAAACACCCCAGTTAGAAATGTTCTTAAAGGCCGCTTTAGATCCTAACATCGAATGGATGGTACCTGATGGCGATGTTCCCTTTATTCCTAATGAGGCGCCAGACGGCACAGAACATACTCGTCTTAGCAATGAAATGAGAAATTGCCACAACTATGTGAAAATGAATCGTGATTATCTTAATATGCCGACAGTTGTCGGCAACCCAGACTTAAACACAGCTCGTAGAGAAATGATGTTTATTCAGTTGCTCGAGGGTCTACACCAAGATGAAGCAAATTTGTTGGTAGTAGCAAAGGATAAAAACCTCAGCAAAAAATACAAAGGTTTGACATCATCTGCCGTTCAAGAGGCTTTTGGTTGGGATGAATACTTTCAGGCTAAATAATTATTTTCCCTTATAAATCAATGGCTTATGGCCGTTGACATAAACCCCAATATATGTTAAGCTAGTATCATAATAATTGAGAAATCAAGTAAAAACCCTCTGTTTTGAGGGTTTTTTACTTTCCTCTTTATTATCAATGGTTTATAAGTATTGACTATAACCGTTAAAAATGTTAAGCTATTATTTACTAAATGACAAATCTAGGAGAAATATATGTCACTTGATATGCCGAAAATTGTAGGATATAAAATTATGACCCCAGACCTTAGTGCGGTTATATCTGAACATGGGCCTCACGAATTAGAACATTGCAGAAATCTAATTCAGAATAGAATTCCTAAGCATACAAAAGAAAGACCAGCCGGCAATGTATTGCAGTACATTTTTGAACAAGAAGAAAAATAATATGAAACTGTATCTTGAAGGTTATAGAAGTAACAACAAGTACATGGCCGAGACCATTATTACAGCATCACATTATTATGCACACAAACTACTGGGCGGCCGTTTGTATCCACACATAACACTAGATGTTAAACTCGTTAAAGATATGCATAAAAAAACTGGCGGTTATGGTTTTTGTAGTATCGATGGTGATGCTGAAAAACCAAGAGAGTTTTTAATTGAACTTGATTCTTCCAAAGAAAATTTAATACAAGACCTCTTGATTTGGCTATCACATGAAATGGTACATCTAAAACAATTTGCTCGTGGTGAATTGACTGACTATGAAGATGGTAGAGTCAAGTGGAAATCTAAATTGTTTCGGGGTGATAAAATAGATTACTCTGATGCACCATGGGAAAAAGAAGCATACCGTATAGAATATAAACTTTATGAAGAATTTTGGAATGTAATGCAATTGGAAAATAATAATGGAACTGAATAGAGATGGAGATGGATACTTAGTAAACCCTGATGACTGGTCTGTTGAGGTTATGAATGATATGGCTAAGGCTGATAAGTATCTGCTGACAGATCAAATGATTGATCAGATTATGAAGGCAAGAGTATACTACGATACTTATAGTGTAGTGCCTCCCATTCGCAAGTTTGCTAAGTACATCGGCGAAGATAAGAAGGCGATGTTTGATTTATGGATGTCAGGACCAATGAAACCGATCACCAAGTATGGTGGTCTACCTAAACCCACAGGATGTGTCTGATGAAGTACAAGGATGAAAAAAAATGAGTAGTATAGAGGAACGAGTTATTAAAGTAACCACTGAGGTTTTGGATTGGGCAGGAGAAGTCAAAACCGAGTCGAATCTTATTCATGATTTGGGCGCTGATTCTTTAGACATGGCAGAACTTGTATTATCTTTAGAAGAAGAATTTGATATTATGATTGATGATGTTCAAGCTGAAGGAATACTTACTGTAGAACAGATTATTTTATATGTTGAGGATAATATAAATGGCTGAAGGCAGATGGGCAGACTGGCAAGTAAGACAGATTGCCGAGAATGTAGCAGAGAAACGACCAAAACGAGAATGGTTTAAACAAGATCAGGAACAGTATCTAACCTCTTTAAGAAGTTGGTCACACATCACTGCTTGTATGTTATCATCAATGGAGTTAGAAGAAAGACAGATGATTATTTTTATACATCATCTTGGAATGGAACACATTGGCGTTCAAACTTTTGATCCTCAAGATAAAGGAATGACTAGTGATTTTAGACCTAACGAGGGTCAAGGAAATAAAAAATAATGGAACCTTCAATAGGTATACTTTATGCGGTAATGACAGTTCTATCACCTATGCTAACTCAGTTTAATATGAATGAGGTTGCTGAAACAGATAGAGATGAAATCTATTGTGCCGCACAAAATATTTACTTTGAGAGTAGAGGTGAACCAGATATAGGTCAAGTTGCGGTTGCTCTGGTAGTTTTAAATAGAGTAAATGATGGAAGATGGCCATTAACCATTTGTGATGTTGTTTGGCAAGATAAACAGTTTAGTTGGACTCACGATGGTAAAAGTGATAGAATTAAATTGTCTAATAAGATAGAACGTCAAGCTTGGATAAAATCTGTATTCTATGCCGTTATGGCATTGTCAGAAGAAGATGTAACCAATGGTGCAACACACTACCACAATACTAGTGTTACACCTTATTGGATAGATAGTATGAAACAAACTGCCGTAATTGGCAATCACATTTTTTATAGGGAAGAATAAAATGCAATCAGGAAAAAAAGTAGACATTATGCTCATTCATAGAATCAAATCTAATTTTCAATCAGAGCAAGATAGAATGGATAATGTAGAAAAATATAGATTGAAGGGTAAGGCAGCAAAGCTTTATCTAAGTGGTGTAAAGTTATCTGTAGCAAAAGACTTGACAGCCAACGAAAAATGATGTATCCTTATAGTAATGAAATCGGAGATTAAAATGAAAAAAGCAATCATTGCAGTTGCTGTTGCGGCAGTTATCGGAACTGGTTGTGCAAACGCAACGAAACAAGAACAAGGTGCCCTTGCTGGTGCGGTACTTGGTGCTGGCGGTGCATACGGACTTGCTGACAATTCATCCAACAAAGAACTTTGGATTGTTGCCGGCACACTTTTGGGTGCATTGG